TGGATCGACTGCAAGACGGGCAAACCTTGCGGTCGCTCCTCCCGCACGGACAGCAAACGCCCTTACCCTGCGTGCCGCCCAACCAAGTCTGCGTGCAACTCGTCTGCAAAGAAAAAGACGAGCAAGAAGCGCATCAGTTGGAAGAAGAATAAGGCATGAGCTTTTCAGATAAACTAGGCCACGACACCAACCTATCGAACGGCATCATTGAAGCCGCCGCCGCCCTTGGCGTCGACCCAGTCGACCTTGCCACCATAATCTCCTACGAGACCGCAGGCACCTTTGACCCACAAAAGAAGGGGCCAAAGACCAAGTGGGGCCAACATGCAGGCTTCATACAGTTTGGCGAACCCCAACAGGAAGAGAACGGCGCAGACCTCTCCACCTACGAGACCGCAATGAAGAGCCAACTCGGAGCAGGTGGCGCAATCGTAAACTACTTCCGTCGCAATGGCTTCAAGAATGGCATGGGTTTGCTAGACATGTACTCCATCGTCAACACCGGGGGGCCGGGCAACTACGACGCTACAGACGCCGCGTCTGGCGGCATGCCGGGAACTGTCCGCGATAAAGTAAACGACCAGATGTCTGGCCACCGAGCCAAGGCTATCGCCTTGCTCGGCAACGACACCAACCCAACGATCCCCCTCGGCAATCCGCATTTCAACAATGGTTTCGGCTCCGCAATCCTCACTGCCAAAACCTCTGACACCAACTCGAAGTCCACGGAAATCGTGTCCAACGAAGCGAACGACGAGCCTGACAGCCCAAACGCAGACGTCTCCACTGCCATGAAGGAAAGCAGCAGCGACAATACAGACGACAACGAAGTCGTTTCCTACAGCGCATACATGATGCAGAACAATCCTTACCAAGATAGTCGTCGCGTTCTCGTCAACTCCCCCGAAATCCAGTCGCAATCTGTTGCAGACGAACGCCTGTCCACACCCTTCAACTCTGGCGGCATGCGTTTCTCCTTGGCTTTCGACGTCTAGGACGACCCTCCCCCAACTCCCTTGGTAAAATTGTCGGGACAAGGGGGTCTCTAAATGGAACCAATCACAACCGCTATGGCGGCATTCAGTGCAATAAAGGCAGGCGTGTCCGCAGGCCGTGAGATTGCATCGCTTGGCAAAGAAATTGGTTCCCTGTTCGACGCAATCGACAGCGTCAAAGGCGACCATCAAAAGAAGAAGAGCAGACAGATCATGTCTGCAAACGAGGAAGCACTCGACACGTTCGTCGCGCGTAAACAAGCCGAAGACCTAGAGCATCAACTCCGTCAGATCATCATAGCCACGCGCGGAATTTCCGCATGGCAGGAACTCATACGTCTGCGCGGACAAATCCGAACTGAACGCGCCGAAGCAGAGCGTGCCAAACGCGCCAAACGTCAGAAGTTAATCGAGGACATCGTCATGTGGGTCGGCATCATCCTGCTGATCGGGTTATGCCTTGCTGTTCTTGTCTTCTTCGTCGGTCAAAAAATGGGGAGGTGGTAGTGTGGTTTCTTATCTTAATCCTACATACGCACGCGCACATAGATGGACACAACAGGTTCGTTAAAGTCTGCGTCTATTCCCACACTGATCACAAGACCTCTTACGAAAAATACTATCTCCGTAAGAGGTACGTTGTGCATCCAGACTTCGTCTGTCCTAGATCATTTTACGAGACCTAGCTGTCCAACAGGTAAACTGCCCAGTCTGCAAGATACTTCTCAGACTTTGGCCCTTCAACGTAGGCATCGCCATCGTGTTCGACGATGCCCACATAAGTTAATACACTCAGGTTCCTGCTAACCTGACCTTGGGTAAGACCCAGACTTTCAGCTATCTGCTTTTGCTTTTTTCTTTTGCTTGGCGGTTGGCTTCGGAGGTGTTTGATTATCTTCACCGCGTTCACCTTCTGCTGATGTGTCAGTCTGTGCATCTACTTTATCCTCCACACGCATAACTGTCTGTGTAATCCAACCACTGTTGTTCAGCGCACCTCGCATCAGATCAAGGGCGGTCGCCGCCCCTTGTTTGTTCCTGACGTTCTCAGTGAACGCCACCTCGGCACCAATCAAAGTGCTGTCTTTCTGTACAACAAACACCTCTCCGACCTTAATCAATTCTGCCTCATTGCTCATGTGCTACCCTTTCATCTGGTTTGCTTTTGATTGTTACGAAACCGTCTGCATCAAGCTGTTGTGCGTGCTTATCGCCGAAGCTCGACAGATCAATTTTCAAATCTACGATCATATCAATGATGTCGCTTGCCGTGTTACGAGCATAGACTGATGGACTATCATCTCTCATTTTACTGCATGTCATAATTAAACTCTCACAAAGAACATCAATCTCTTTGTAGTCCATGTCTGTAAACGGCGGCTCAATCTTTGCCGCCACCTTAATCTTCTTGCTCATAACTTATCCTCGCTTATCTTAAACTACTAAACACTCTACAGGTGTCTCGTATAATATACAAGTGAGACTTTTCTGTGTCACAGACGTGACAACAGACACCTCGCTCTTGCGCTCTGCGCGAGCGATGACACCGCTCGACGCTTTCTTGCGCGACATATTGCACTGAAGTTGAGATGGCGGAGACGAAGGGATTCGAACCCTCGAGACCCTTCCGGGCCTACTCCCTTAGCAGGGGTATCAATGCCACCTCAAAAGCCTTATTTATATGGCTCTTTCAGTACCGTGTGTCGCTTTTGTGCCACCACACCCTAAGAGGTTGACGGTGTCACTCAGGTGACTTGGTGCCAAATGGCTGTACCTCATCACCATTGCCAACGATGTATGACCCAACAAGTCAGCCACCGCTCTCAACGACGCACCCTTTTGCACAAGGTGAGACGCAAAGGTATGCCGACAATCATGGGCTGTGAAGTCCGTGATCCCTGCCGCCATACAGCTTGGGTTAAAGAAGTCATAAAACGCATTGCGTTCCCACTCCCTTCCATCTGGCCGTGTAAACACAAGTCCACCTGTGTCTGCACCCATGGCTGTCTGCGCCTCGCCAGTCAAAGGCACTGCCCTTGTCCGACGCTTACGCATCTTGCCCTTACTGCGCGTAAAGAATGCTCTTCCCCCACGCGCATCTTGCCAGTTCAACGCGAACGCTTCGCCAATCGTACACCCTGTATAAAACAGGAACGTCACAAGCCCACGTATCTCGTCTGAACAGGCCGCAATTAGCCTGTCCCTTTCATCCTCAGTCAACCAACGTGACCGCGCATCATCCACACTTGGCCTTTTCAAGCGAAAGTCTGGTGCATTCAGACCCATGTCTCTCGCATGTGCAAGCATTGCATTGATGCTATTCAGTTCACGCGCAACCGTACCTGCCTTGTTCCCCCTTCCATTCACATGCGCCATAACTTCATGCACCTGCAAACAATTCAGCGGCGTCTTCCCCATGGCTCTGGAGAAAACACTCAAGACAACGGCGTCTGTCTTTCCCGGCGGGTTAGGCCGGGTAAGATACAGACGGATGGCATCATCAACAGACGTGGCATCGTTCTCGACTGCCGATCCGTTCATTGCGTCGTGCAGTATGCGAGACATTGCGGCACTCGCATATTGCTTTTGGTGTTTGGTAAAGCCAGTTGATTTCCTCACCCTGACTTTCTCTCCCTCTGGCGTGATCACAGTACCCATCACCTGCCAGACATCGTTTCTTAGATTTAATTTAAGTGTCATCCTCTCCTCTCTCCACGCGGTATAAGTGTGCGAATGGATCGGGTTCCGCGTAATTTTGATCCCAATCTTTCGGCAGTCCACCAGTTAGCATGCGATAGCTGTTGTCATCGAAGTCGTTGAACGCGTCCAACAGTTTCACCACGATCTGCGCTCTTGTTTGCACATCTAATTTCTTAGCAATGCTTCTCACATAAACTTTGCTCGTATTTGGTGACACGTTAAACCGCTCTGCGATTTCGTTGTTGTCAGCCCCACGCAACAGCATTTGCAGTGCCGCATGTTGCTTGGTGGTAAACTGTGGCATTTCCACATGGTGGCTCGTTGTTGCCGTTGGCGAGACTTCGCCGCTTGAAGG